GAAATCGAAGTGATACCATTAACGTCTGACCACAAGTTGGCGGCATCTCCGCTCAGTGATTCCGTGACGGTGATTTGCGCGAATGGCGCTGTTTCGACTTTATCGGTCGACCTGAATACGGATTGCTGAATGGCATATTTCATGGTCAATACTCAATGATGATAATTCCGCCAGCGCCTGCTCCGCCAGCATCAGCCCCAGAACCACCATAGCCACCAGAACCTACAGAATATGCAATCAAATCTCCAGGTTCAACAGCAATAACAGCTATTGAGCAACCACCAGCACTTCCGCAATATATTGCTCCTGCTCCAGCACCTCCTCCTGACCCATATCCTGTTCCATTAGTTCCGTCACCAGAACCTGGCTTTACTCCTCCAAATCCTGCTAAAGTTGACCCTCCTGATGATGAGCATCCTGCGCCACCTGATATATTTACATCACCGCCTGACCCTGTTCCTCCAGATCCGATAGAACCTGTTCCAGCTCCTCCGCCTGTGCATGTTATTGATCCAAATGTAGTAGACCCTCCAGAAGTTCCATTTCCTGAACTTCCTCTTCCACCACCCCCACCGCCAATAACCGTGACTTTTATCCTGTAGACTCCGGTTGGTACAGTCCAATTACCGCTGCCACTTGTGAGTTTCTCAATAGCTCCAACCCCATTCAGCCACGGCGCTCCGGTTCCGCGCTGGGCGATTGATACAGGATTAGAATCTAGCGCCGACATGGTTGCGGCCCGGAGGATTTTATTTGCCCCAAGATCATCAGAGTCCAGCGTTGTATATGCGGTTGCAGCAGTCATAAAAGCACCTTTCCAGCGACGCCGCCATCCAAGAATCCGGCATCGGTTGCGATGAACATATAATATGCTTTATCGGTTGCGGAAACATCCATATATTCTGTCCCTGCGGCAAACGTATCCGGTGCGATGCGTCCGAATTGACCGACAAGCTCCGACTGCGCCTGAATCGCCGTAAACTTGACGCGCTCTTTGCCTTGCTTGGTTTTCAGCACGCGGTAAATCATTTCCTCTGGAGCGCCGAACTCGTCAACGTCAACAAATGACGACAGCGTTACGAATTGTCCTGTTTGGATTGAGTCGTCTTTCCGGTAGAGTTCGAACTCGATGCGAACAGGAACATAGCCGCGATTCAAAAGCATTCGGTCAATAATGGCTTGCAACTCTGCCTCGTTGCTGGTCGGATGCCAGCGTCCCCAGATGGTCAGCGATCGCCTGCCGTTTATTTCGTTTGCGCCCTGGCTGTCGGTGTTTTCGGTAAGGAATCCTTTTCGGTAATTGCCGACTTCTTCCTTTCCCTTGACCGGGTTCCGCTGCCCCATTGTCACATAGACTTCATTCAACAGCCGGTCTGACTGATCCTGGCACTTAGGACTTCCGCTGATGATATGCTCATCATCGGTAATGGTTTCGACGATCTCATCAATGTCAGGCGGGCGCACGCAGCGATATTGTATGGTGCTGGTTTCCTCATCCCACCATAGCGCCCATGTTGAGGTCTGCCCGACAAGCTCCTTGATGGTGTCGCGGACGCCTTCCGGCTCACAGACAAGTCGTGTCAGTCGGAATCCTGCAATCCACGTTGCAGCCTCGGTCAGCCAGTCGGAATATGGGATATAGGCTGTCGCAATCCCTGCGCCATCTTCAAGTAGCACTTGGAAAACATCAATGGGCCGCATGGCTTTGAAATAGGCACATTTCTGCACCGCATCGCCCGCATTGTGTTCTTCGCGTACAGTCTCGTATTGGTCAAAACCTCCCCATGTCAGGCCAGACAGCCGCACGCCACCGGTGATGGTTGCGACGGTCGTGTATTTGACGACTTCATCACCAAGACGGACGGCGGAATAAGACGGCTCCCACGATTGGATATCGTATTCAGTCGGACGATCTGTCACTACGTCGATATGCGAGTGCGTTCCGGTGCTGTTCAGCGCGTCCAGCAGCACGCCGGTCGATCGTGGCGGGTATTCTGCTCGGTCATTGTCGGCCAGTTTAAGCGGGTCTTTTGCCGTCAGTGTGACCGTTCCAAGTCCCCAGCCTTTGATGTCTTCCGCGATGTACTCAAGCGCCTTGCAATTAGCCAGACTGAACGGCTCATGCACAAAACCGCGATACCATACGACCTTCCGGCCTTGATAAAAAGGCCAGCGTTTCCGGAACTTCGGCCAAAACGTGCCTTGCTGCATGGGGTCATAGGCGCGGGTCGCCACATACGGGTCGTAGCCAATGTCATCATGCGGAGCGTCGATAAACCGGAATGATACCGATGCCCGTTTGCCTAAGCCGTTTTCAGGGTCAAGTTCGGCGGAGTCTTGGTCTGCTGATTGCAGGAATGGCGTGTAGCCGTCAGGAATTGACGATGCCGGAGTGCAAAACTTGGCGTCAAATGCCTCTACAGCATAATTCGTCTTATCGCGGCAGGTTGCCCATGTATTGACGCATGTTGATGCCGCCGTGCAAGGTGCGACCCCATTTGTCAGGGAGCAGCGTTCAAGCGTGATATGCACAAGGTCTATGCGCTCAGCGCCTGGAGCGACTTTCAGCGTGTCATAGGACATGCTTTGGCCCCTCCAATCGCATGGATACCTTCATGGCGTCGATTTGCGAGAACGACGCTGACGGATCTCCGACAACAGCGCCATAGATGACATGGTCGCTAAAGTCTTTCAGGTTCCACGCAAAAAACACCCCGACCGTTCGCATCAGGCTTCGGATTGTCATCCAGTTTGACGCAATCCAATCCGGGTCAATAACATCAAAAGTCAGCGATTCTTCGATGCGCGCAGATTCAATCTGCGTCCCCAGAATCTGGCCGGTGACGCTGATGGTGTTTGTCAGTTTCTCGGTCGGGTTGTACAGTGATGGCTCATAGCCGACGCCGATACCGACCGGGATTTGAGTGCGCGCCCCGGCCTTGAATACCGCAATGCTAGGCGTCGAACTGCACACAATACGGATGGCTGATGCGCTCACGGATGCGAATACCCATGCAATGCAGCCGGCTCCGGTACGGCTCAATGTTGAGCCAATCGCTGCCCAGGATGACCCGTTGTACCATTCCAGCGTGTACGTCCCTGCGCTGGCCGTGACATAGATTGCAGCATAGTCAATGGCTTTCGCGCCGGAGAATGTTGCGGTAATCGTCGCGCCTACCGATGGCGTCCACCGGCTGTAGGTGGTCATGGTCTGGACGGCAATCGAAGTCGAGCTGGCATTGGTCGCGCTCATGGTCGCATCCTTGACCTCATCTGAGATAAACAGATGAGGCAGGAACTTGTTGGCGTCGCTTATCGACGTGGCGATATATGTGCTGCTCATGCCTGTATAAACTCCACTCGCCCAAACTTGGCCCCGTCTCCGAGTTTATCACCGATTATCTGCATCAGTTCGGCAACATCGTCATCGCGCCACAATCCCCGCCCTTGGATGCGCACGTCTACGGTTTGAGCGCGAACAGGTGCGGATTGCTGGTTGCTGATGCCGGAGGTGTCAGGCGTTGTCGTTGTAGCCACGCCACCGCCAGTAGAACCGCCACCGCCCTTGATAGCATTAACCAACCCCATGCCGGTTGCCAGAACTTGAGCGACTGCGGCAAACTTGGCAAAAAACGGGACAGTCGGATCGGCCAGGGCTTGCGATGCGGCAAGATAGGCGTTTACAAGTGCCTGTGCAGCGCCCACCGACTGGATCATCTTGGTCATGCGGTTACTGTGCGCGCCGGATGCGGTATACAGGTCGTTCATGAACTTTTGCGATGCGCCGAGTTTGTAGGCAAGGGTTGACTTGTCCTTGGCTGCGGCATCTCGCGCTATTTGCACCAACTTATCCTGATGCTCCTGTTCCAGAGCCTCGCGCTTAGCCTTGGCATCGGCATCGCTCAGGCCAAAAGCCTCTTGGTAAGCTGCGAAATCAGCCAGCTTTTGCTCATAGCGCAGCATTTCGGCTTCGCGCTCGGTGGCGAACTGCTCCTCAAGCCATGCGCGACGTTGCATCTGTGCATCAATATCAGCCTGCATAAGCAGTTGCGTTTCGATGGCGTTGACTTCGAGTCGCTTCGATTTCTTGGCGTCATCAGCCGCCGATTGTGCAGCGCCTTTACCTGTGCCTTTCGTATCCAGCGATCCCGTCGGCACGCTGCGCATGGCGGCATCTGCGGCGGATTGACCTGCTTCTATTTCCGCATCGCGCTGCGCAAGGATTGCACTGATTGAATCCTCGGATGCGTCTTGAAGTATCTTGGCGCGTTCCTTATATCGCTTGTTGGCGTCATCCCATGTGTCGTCCGTCCAGATCGCGTTCCATCGTTCTTTTGCGCGCGTAAATCTATTGCTGGTGGACTCAATGAAATCAGCCACCCAGACAGATGCGATACCAGTCATTGCTTTGACATTGGCCGGGAGAGTGATAAATGCTTCTTTGATGTACCACCCGATAGCTTTCGCGCCTTCGGCTACGCTGTTCAGTTCGCCTGCCAATGGCGCGGCATTGGTCGACGCATCCTCGAATGATGCTCCCCATGTTGCAAAAAGGCGTGTCGTTTCTTGCAGGATGCTGTTGTCCAGCGCATCTGAAATACCGACGATAGCCGATGCCAGCGCACCAGATGCCCCGGTCGCCTTGTTCACCTTGCCGATATAGTTGATGAAGCTATTACCAGCCTGCGCCATCGCTTGCCCGATAGTCGAAGCCATCTTTCCGAACTGCTCATCAACCGCCGCGCCTTGTTTCTTCAGCGCCTCGACAACCGCAGCCGCAGTTATTTTCCCATCTTGACCAAGCGCCCGCAGTTGGCCGACAGTAACGCCAATGCCGTCAGCGATAGCCTTGGCAAGCGCCGGAGCCTGTTCCATGACGGAGTTGAGTTCTTCGCCACGCAGGGTGCCGGATGCAAAAGCCTGGCCTAACTGTGTCAATGCAGCGGCAGCGGATGCGCCGGATGTGCCGGATATGACCATCAACTTGTTGATGGTTTCGGTGGTGTCTCCGACTTCGGCCAGCGACATGCCCAAAGCATCGGCGTTGGTTGCAAGCCGTTGGTAGACTTCGGCGGTTTCTTTCAGCGGGGATCGTGTCTTCTGCGCGATGTTAAAAACGTCTTGCTGTGCTGCCGCCAATTCTTCGCTGGAGTCCGTGACCAGCGACAGGCGGTTGTTGATGGTGGTATAGGCTTCTGATGCCTGGATGATTTCGCGGACGCCAAAGGCCACGCCCAGCGCACCGGCCAGGCGATTAACCATGCCGATTGATTTCTCGCCGGTAGAAGTCAGTCTGTCAAGCGAAGTGCTTGCCCCGTCAATCTGCCGGTAATCAGCTTTGAGTATCAGTTCCGCCAGCGTTGTCATCAGCGATTGCTCTCTGTACGGCGGATTCAATCCGCATGATGGTTTCCGCTTCCCAGCCTCGCAGAGGATTGCCGGTCATTTCTGACCACGCCTTGACCTCTTGCCACGATAGCGGCTGGCCCCGCTTGATGCCGCAATAATGGCCCCATAGGTAGGCCAGTTCTTCCGGTATTGGCGGCGTTTCCAACTTGCGCGGCTTGCGGCCAGTCTGACGCCAGACGCTCATCAGATGGTCGCGTAACCTACCTGTCCCGCCTTGCGGTGGCTGTTCAAGTCGCGCTTCGGCCCGACAATGCTCTATCAGGCAGTCGAGCCTTTTCCGAAAAAAGTAGCTGCGTCCGATGCCTTGCGGTCAAGCCAGTCTGCCAAATACGGAGCGTTACGCAGCAACTCCACCATCGCATCCTGGCTGAACTCATCTTCCAGAGACCAACCAGAAGCAAGGGATGCTGTCAGCGACAGGAGCGCAAGACTATGAATCTCTGCACGCTCTTTTTCCGTTTTATCGGCTCCAGCGACTGCCGCAGTAGACAGGACTTGCGCCCGCTTGTGGCGGAATGCGTCACAGTCTACAAAATGAACGTGTAACCATTCATCACTTTCCTTTCCGCTTGGGAGAGGGATTTTTATGCGCTTTCCTTCATTTGCGATTGCGCGAGTGAACAGGTCGGACGATTTCATCAGGCGCGCTCGATCTTGAGTTGAGTGGAATCAGAAGAACTGTAAATAGCCTGGAAAGGCATCGTGATGCTGATTTCGCGCTCTCCGCCGACTTCAGGCTTGCCGCCGGTGAACTTCACTTTCGGCAGGGTGAACGTGTAGGTAGCCGTGCCGTCGGTCAAGGTGAACACGATGGCGACTTCGGCCTCGGTGTCGAACGCATCCAGCAGGGTGTCGGAGTCGTAGAAGGCGGTCAGTTCGCCAGTGACGTTCGACCGGCCAGCAGCGCCGCGAATCTTGGTGGTTTCACCGACTACGGCATTGTTTTGGATACCGTTATCGAGGCTCAACTTGATGCCAGTAATAACCGTCACCGGTGATCCATCAACCGTGATCGCACCGGACAGGGAATCCATGACCATGTCGTTAGGGTCAGCGGCGTAGGTAGCACCGGAGATAGCCGTGCCAGCGCCTGCATCATCGTTGCCAATGACGCCGAACGTGGCCTTGACGATGCCGGATGCCGGACAGTCGAGCGAGAACGTGTTGAACTCGCAGCCGGTTGCCCGACGATAGCGCGTGATGTCACCGAAAAACCGCTCAATTGTAAACGAGCGGCGAGTCGTGCCGGACTTCAGAACATCGGTTGCCCATGTCCCCATCATCACCGCTTCAAGCAGGTCGTCAAGCGAAGCGTCTCGGAACTCGGTGCCGATGTCGCCAGCGACAGAGCGAACTCCATGCCGGAAGTCGGCAATCTGACGATCGGAGCGGATGGTCTCAGATTGGAAGCCTTCTTTCTCAAGGCCCAAGCTGTGACTGGTCGGGTTCAGGGTTTTGAACGACGGCGTTGCCGGGGTCGTTCCGTAGGTGACTTCGGCCACATAGGCCAAACGGGCGCGACTGCCGCCAGCTACTGTCATGTCGATCTCCGCACATAGGCTGCAAAATTGATACTGACGGTAGCACGGAGCCATCCGCCTTCGGATTTAGGGCCGTTGAGTTCAGCGCCCCAGATGATTACTTGTTGGCCATTATATGAGATACGTCGGCCAGATGGAAACGCTGTGCATATGGCATCGACCTTTTCCAAAGCCTCGCCATTTCCCCGGCCAGTTCGCATCATAACGTCAACCTGAAAGACCCCGGCTACCTCATTTGTGCCGTCATCGCCCATCGTTGCTGGTGTATTTTTAGCTGGCAGGATCGACAGTCTTGCATGGTCGGTTGTAGGCGTCTCGTTGCGGTCTGGCAAGTAAGTCGTCAGGCCGAAAGCGCCGTCATCCCAAGCGGCCAGCAATGCAGATTGGATATCGGCATATCTCATACCTGATGCTCCCTTGCTGATTGCTCAATGATGGATTTGATGCGGATGAAGTTGATACGCACCATGCCTTCCGGAGCCTGCGTGCTGAATCCCGACCCTGTCACTTTATCAGTAGGGCCATTCCATCCGCCATATTCCGCAACTTCAGCATATGGAAGGTTGTTGACAAGGTAATTGACTTTCCCGACGCCGCCAACCTTTTGAGCAATTGATGCAGTTACGATTGTTCCGGCCTTATCGAGTAGATTGGTAACACCTTGCGCCGGAGAGCCGAGCGTAATTTGCCAATTGCCACGCAGACGGCCAGTATCAACCGGCGTACCCATGACGGTACTAGAAAACCATTTGATCGCCACAGCGCGGCATGTGTCGTCAAGCGACCTGTTGCATTTTTCAGCAAACTTGCGCAGGTCAGATGCAAAGCTCTGCTTGCTCATCGCCGCACCTGCACAAAATAGCAGACAGGCGTCCCAGCAGGATTGATCTCTTTGATTGCTGTAATTGTCCACGCCACAGCCTGTCCAGCACTCAGGATTGTTCCCGGCGCAGCGCCTACAGCTTCAACAGCAACAAGTCCGGACACATCCAGCAGATCGCCCATTCGTGGTTCTGTTGACGCATCAATGACCATGACGCGTTCGGTATCCTGGATGCGAGTACCATCAACCAAACTGCGCTTGATGTTGGTAAAAGCGCCGACAGTGGTAAGGTTTGTTGTCCCGCCTGATACCGGCTTGTTGGTGATGTTGCTGAAATTAAGCGATGGACGGGTAATGACGATTTCTCGACCGAACTCCGTCAGCAAATCGGTAGCCATTGTCGACATTTCAGCATAGAAGGTCATGCCCGCACCATAAACGATGTTTTCGGCTTGCACACAACGTCAAGATAACCATTGGCTGCCGTGAATTGCGGCAGGCTGTACTTGCTGGCTGCGGACTCGAAATATTCAATGCTCACCGCGCCTTCGATGCGCTTGGATTTGACTTGGCCTACTGTTGACGGCTGCAATGTCGGCTGAAGGTCAATCGTGTAAGCGGCCACGGCCAGTTCACACTGCGCCTTGACCAACTCAGTAGGGATTGCATCGTTGTTGATTGCGTAACCGTCAATGATTACCCATTCGCGCGGCCATTGCAGCGGCTGAGTACTTGACGTTTTGACGCCTTGAAAACGTGATCGACGCGACTCGATGTAATCCATTGCCTTGATCAGCAACAACTCACAACCGGCGTCGGTGTCGGGGAGGGTGTAGCCTCTGGCCTCCGCATATGCCTGCAATGTCGCTACGCTGGCATAGCTGTTTGCGGCTGCGTTCGTGCCTGATCCTGTTTCAACCGTGATCGTCATATGCCGCCCCGGAAGTAAGAATGGGCATCCTTGCCCGGTGATTCATCAGCCAAGCAGCAGCGCGGTGTGTTCAGGCTTGATGCACTTCACGCCCCATGCCAGCGCGATTTCGTAGCGGATCTTGCGATAACCGCCATAGATCGCCACTTCGAACGACAGGCCGGAGCGCGGGTCAGTGATGGTCATCACATCAAGCGCCAGATCGCCTTCAGCCGGACGCTCAGGCAGGCGGGTTGCCAGCACGATGGCCGAGCGGGCAAAGGCCATGGAGCGGGCAGCAGCAGCAACGATGGTAATCGCTGTTTCGGCTGCCGCGATGGCTTTGCGCAGGCCGGGAGCCGCGAGGGTAATCGTGCCGCCATCGCTGATATCAGCATCGCCAGTGGTAACAACGTACTGATTGGTATCACCCGCAAAAGTGATGACATCGCCAGCAACAACAGTTCCGGTGCCGCCGGTAGATTTCAGGGTGATGGTGGTTGCCCCAATAGCATAGCCTGCGGTATTGGTCTTGACGGTTGCGCCAGTACCAGCGGTCGAAGTCACAACCTGGCCAGACTCACGGATATTCATGTCCGAGATGCGGGTAATGACGCCTTGCGAAGAAATCGGCAACTTGGATTCATCGCGGGTGCTGTTGATGTTCAGCAGTGTGCGCAGATTGGCGCCAGCAGTGGTATCCAGCACCAGTTGAGCATCAGACAGCGGCGCGCCATTGTCGGCAAGAATCTTGCGGGCAGAGGTCAGACCGGCGGTGGTGGTAGCAAACGGAGTGGTTCCGGCAGTACCGGCTGCGCGGGACATGACGGCGTGAAGTGCGCAAAGGTCGGTTTCGACTTCGTTCACAGCGGCGCGCATGGCTTGGGCAATCTGGTTGGCACGGATGCCAAGATAGCCTGGGCCGTTGTTCAGGCCGCGTTGTTCCTCGCCATTCCACGAGAACGGGAAGGCGCGGGCCTTGGTAATGGCGATAGTGCTGTAGCCGATGGTTTGGTCGGCTTCGGCAGGGATGGACATGGCCGGGGTAATGTCGCCCCCAGCGGTATTGGCAGGAGCGATGGGAACGCGGACGTTTTCATTGACAGCGGCGCGGTTTACGCTGGCATCAACGGTTACGGCTGGGATCATGCCGACCAGCTCGCGGGACACAACGTCCAGAGCGGCGTACAGATCGGGAATCAGGTTCGTCAGGGTGTTCGTGGTCATAATGCACCTATGCGGTTTGGGGTCAGTTTACCTTGCCACCGGCGCGGATGTGTTCCATCTGCTGTCCGGCGGACATTTGCTCAAATTGAGCGCGTGAAACAGTTTTTGCGGCCCCGCCGCCTGCACCAGTACCAGAAGCCCCGCCCCCGGTCGCTTTCGAGCCTGCCAGCACCGGCGCAAACGCCTGATTTGCCGCAAACTCTGCTTTCAACTCTTCAACGGTCAGCGCCGAACGCTTTCCATCTGTTCCCAAAACAATCGTCTTGGGTTCGCCGCCGGTCGTGTCAACTTCCAGGCGGGCTTTAATGTGGGGAATCAGTATCGCCGCGCTGCCTTGTACAGCCAATTCATTGGCCAGGCTCACAGCAACATTGTCGACCAGCATCTTGTTCAGACTGCCCCGCAGTGCGGACAATTCGCTGTCTTTTTCGCCAATTCCCTTAGAGTACTTCTCTTGCCATGACTTTTCAAGCGCGGCAACGTCGCCGGACTTGCGAGCGGCTTCTTCTGCGGCAATTCGTGCGGATTCTTCGGCTTCTTTCGCTCGTTGCGCGGCTGCCTTTTTCTCGCTCAGCAACTCATCGCGCTGCCGTTTCAGGCCGGTCGTGTCCTCAATGCCTTCAACCTTCAGCCGGAACTTACCGCTTTCCGTTTTGTCGTAAAGACCAGCAATCGACGCGTCCAGGCCTTCAACCGAATCAACTTCATACTTTAGTGACATGATGCACCCCGTGCATATTTCCCGGCCCTGCCGGTATTAAATCCCTGCCCGCTTGAACGCCAGCGGTTCTAATGCCCGCATCTGTTCCAGCGTCAGGGGTTGGAAATTTTGCCCAAGCTGTAGCTCGGAAAACCTGTCAGCGGATAAGCCGCCATTGCGTAGCAGCTTGCCGCGAACCGGCCCGATAGCGGCATCCTGGAAATCAGCAGGCTGTGTCTTAAGCCATTCATAATAGGTCAGGTCAGCCGATACCTGTTGCCCGCCTTCCGCGCCTTTACTTGCCTGCTTTGCGCCTTTGTCAAGGATGTCGAACTCATCATCCAGCACAGGTACGGTTGTGCTACGGCAATTCGGATGGATGGGAGGACGCGGGCCTTTGTCGACAGGGAACCGCTTGCCGCTCAGTGACCGGCATTGAGTTGTCGTGCGGCTGTCCAAAGTCGACACCCATTGCACGCCGGTTATCAGGTCGCTGTTGCGCTCATAGGTCTGCTGTCGTGCCACGGTCGACATGTGCTGGACTGCGGTGCGGACGACAGTGCGATTGCTGCGGTCGATTTGCGCAAGCGTGCCATCCTGGAAATTAGCCTTGGTTGTGCCACGCAGCGCCCGGACAATCTGGTCTGTCGTTTGACCCTGATAGTAACCCTGCCTGATGACGCCGCTAATCTGCTCAATCTGACCGGCAGACCAGTTTTTCAGCCATGATTCCAGCAACTGCCCCTGATTGTATCCGACGACAGATAACGGCGCTGTCAGGACTGCGGCGCGGACTTGTTCGGCGGTCGGAACAAAGGATTCGAATGATTTTTCAGTGACAAGGTGGTCGAGCGTTTTCGCCTCAAATTGCGCCTGCTGGATAGCGGTATCAATCAGGTCGCCAGTCAGCATCGTGCGGTATTCGCCCATGACAGCGGTCAAGTCGCCTTCGATGGATTGCAGCAGCGCCGTTACTTTTGCAGCCTGATAGCTTGTCATGTCGCCAGCGGCAAGGCGCATACGGAGGATGACTTCCATGCGCTTGAGGAACGGCGCAAACTTTGCCGCCTGTCCTGATTTCAGGCGTTCGAGCAAAACCTGCCCACGGGTTGCGATATTGATCGCTTCCGGTGAGGCGATGCCGTTTATCTCAGCCATCAGGCAGAGCCGAAATCAAGACCGGCAGAACCGGATGCGGCTAGTTCTTCGCGGATCTGTTCATCCGACTTTTCCGCATCAATGACGTCCATCTTGCGGAGGATTCGGAATAGGTCAGTATCCGGCAGCTTGCCCGCCTGATTGGCCGACACCAGAGCGCCGAGCATGACGCCGTCGACGCTGAACTTTGCGGCCTCGACATGGATTGTGTATTCCGTTTGACCAGATACGCCCATCCACTCGCCCATCCATTCAAGAGCCAGCGTATAAGCCTCACTCACATTCGCAGCAATCAGCGAGACGACAGAATGTTCAGATTCGTTTTCGGCTTGGGCCTCGGTTGCTGTTTTGACGGCGCTTCCAGGGGTAATCAGTCGCGCACCAATTGCCAGCATCTGGCGCTCTTTCGCGTCCATCGCTTCCTTGGCTAGCGTGTTGGGCGCGGCCTGTGCGATGCCGAAATTACCGTTCTCAGGCAGCAGCATCGCGGCTCTTGCGCCGATGTATACGCCCTGATTTTGCAACCAGTCGCGCCACTCATTTGACAGGCCGGAAATCCACGCCTGCGGCTGGCCGGTCATGTAGACGGAATCTTCATAGTCAGCGCTGTTGCGATAGTGTGCAAGGTTCAGGGTCGCGAGGTCGTACAGTGGGGCGGGGTCGCATTGCGCGGAATTGGAAGCGCTGCCGATAAACGTGAACGGGATTTGCGTCCACGCCATGCCGGAGCTGTTGAGAGGGATGCTTTCTGCAATCATATCCCATGTCTGCGTCTTGTCGTTGAACTGATACAGTTCGATGACGTAAACACCGCCAGCAAGTCGAAGCACTCTGTATTGATCGACTTCATCCGTGCCAAATCCGTCCTCTGTGACCTGTTGCGCGCATTCTTTCAGGACGACAAGCGACAGCACGTGATTGGCCCCGACTTTCTCAGTCCGCCAGTTGATGATGTCTTCGGCTTCATAAAGTGCGACAGTCGACCGGATGCGGCCTGATTGCATGTCGGCAAGTGTGGCTTGTGCGGTTGTCTGCGGATAATCGACAAGGATACCGACGCGGCCCTTCTGCATCACCTCGGAGACGGCGACCTGCGATTGTTGGTAGATGCTTAGCCCCTGCCCGTCAATGTCGGTGTTGACGTAGGACAGCAATGGCGGCGCGACAAGCGTCGGAGTTTGCGAAAAACATGCGCCCGTCAGCGATTGCAGTGTGCGGCGCGTCACGTTGTAATAGACGG